AGGTCATTAAATTTATTTAAATCTGCTATTATTTTTTCTTGAGTTGCTTTTAAATTTCGTGATAATTGTTTTCCAAAATTATTAGCAGTATGTAAACTTAAAATCACTTTATTAAATTCTTCTGTAAAGTTCAAATCATATTTATTAAGCAATTTACTTAAGTCTATTAATAATTGACTAGTTATTTCATCATTAGTATTTAATTGTAAACAACTAATAACTTCATTTAGAAATTGCTGTTTTTTATTAATATTAAAACTGCTTAATAGTTGTTTTTCTTCTATAATAGTATACATTAATTTTTCTATATGTCTATAATTTTGATTATGATGTATATCACTAAAAAAAATATAGTAAGCATTTTGATTTTCTTTATTAGGGAAACAACATATACCAAAATCTATTATACCTAATCTATATTTTGGAATTTCATTATTTATTGAACTGGTTTCATCATTTAAATAAAAAAATACGTTTCCACTATGTAGATCGCAATGAATAATTGAATGATATAAAATTCCTAATATGCCAAATTTATTAAGTATATATGCAAATTCTTCTTTAATAGTTTCACCCATATTTTCTATGTCTTTAAATTTTAGTCCACTAATATTTTCCATTACTAATAGTCTCTCATATTTTTCAGTTATTTCTCTATAAACTTTTGGAAACACATATTCCTTATTGTTTTTATATTTTTCACTAAAAATCTCAATTGCCTCAACTTCTTTCATAAAATCCATTTGATTTAATAAAATTTCTTCATTATCTAAGAGCATTTTAGTTATTTTGAGAGATTTAATATATGGAATATATTTACATATGTACGAAATATATAATAACTCATCAAAAACATCTGTAAATCTCTCATATATATTTTTCTTCAACATTTTAATAATTACTTTATTATTAGAAGAATCATAACCATCAAAAACTAAACCAACTATACCAGAATTTATCGGAATTCTATTTGTTAAAGTTATTGAAAACTCATTCTCCAGTTTATCCAATAAATCATATTCTATTTCATCAGTTTTATAAGGGACCTTATCAGTATACTTAAGTAAATAATCTTGCTCATCACTCTTCAACAAATCTTTATCTAAACATAATGCTTGAAATATTTTTACATATACAATGTTTTCTTCTTCTAATTTTTTAGATAGTTTCTTTATTAATTCTAATCTATTTGTGGGTTTATTATATAAATAATTTACACACTTTTTAGTGTAAAATTTTAGGAATTCACATAAAATTAGTGTTATTAATTTTGTAATTCGCATATATATATACATAATGTCAATCACCATTGTTTAATAATTTAATAAATATTAAGTTATTAAGTTATTATCAACAATAATATATTATTGAATTTTAGTTTTTTAAATTGAATTTTAGTTTTTTTATTTAATTAGTTTGTGAATTTAAATTAGCAATAAACATTTTTACATTATAAAACATCTTTTTAAACATTAATCCTATAAGATTGTTCATATAAATTGGTAGGTCATCTGCTATTGTTAACTGAAAATCAATTGAAAACTTAATACTAATTAATTTATCAACATTATTAACACATTGCTCATCATGTAAAGTAATATGAGTTTTCCCAAAATTAAATGTCATAGGTTCATAATTAGTAGTATCTAAATTTATGGATTTTAAATAATTGTCTATTAAATCTTTGTGATCATATATTAAATCTTTATTGTAAAAGGTTATGTTATTATTTAATGTATTTAAATATTTAGTAGTTCTAAATAAAACATATTTTTGTTTAATACCCACTTCTTTGGCAATTTGTTTTAATAAAATACATACATCTGTTTCATAACTATTTATTGTATCTAAAATATATATTTTTTCAATTAAATCAACATTCACTTTTTCAATTAAATCATAAATTGCGGTGCTTAAAAGTGTATCTATATTTACTTTGCTTGTATTTAAATTATTAAACTCAAATTGTAAATTATATACTTTATTGTTGCTAGAAGGTATTTGTATTTCGCTTAATAGTATATTTCCTTTATTACATATTAATCTTGGTTGAAATTGACTTTCTTCACTGTAAGCCATTATGATTTAATAAGAAATATAATTATATATTTAAATTTAATTATTATATTTTAAATATGTAATTTTTATAATTTTTTATAATTTTTGTAACATTTTTCTTAATACTATAAATGTTAATAAATAATCTAATAAATCATTAGCATTAAATTCTTTATTAAAGAAAGGTTCTTTTAATAATTTAAATTCTAAAAAATGTTGGTATTTCTTCTCTCCACGTAATGGAATAATATTTGTATATTTATTTAATAATTCACAAAACTTGGATTTTAACAATAAACTATAATACTTATAATTTAGTTTACTTTTAACTTCTATTCTATTTAGACTATCTTTTTCATTTGTATAAAATAAGTTTTCTTTTGTTCTATATTTATTATATTTAATAAAGTTATGCTGAATAAAATCTAAATGTCCATATATTTTAGAAGTTAATGTTTTATTAATAGCATTATATGATATTAAATATGCTGCGGTGCTTCCACAAGCAATATGTGTGTTATATGTCTCTTTTGTTGGTAATATACAATCACTATGTAATTGAATAATATCCCAATTACTATCTAGCACCTGAATTTCATATATAGATTTATTAAGGAGTTCATAAAATTCTTCTTTATTATACAATGGAAAAGCATCATCTTCCATTATAAGAAAAAAAGGCATGGGGTCATTTGTTTTTTGACTATAATTAGATTTTATGTGTTTACAACACAAAATATGACTTAAAGCACAACCAATTACTGATTTGGGAGCAAAATTTTTAGCATAACTTGAAATATATTGTTTATATTCAGGCTTCAGATGTTCGTCTTTTAGAGCGTTAATCCCACTAAATCTCTCTACAATTAAACCAAGATTTGTTAAATATGGTAATTGCTTAGTATAATTATTTATAGTAGCATCCAAATTTATTATATATGTTTTTAAATTGCTATAATCAGAGTTTATAGGATATTTATTTATCATTGCTATTATTTAATAATAATAAGAAAAATTTATATATTATTAACTTAAATAAGTTTAAATTATATAATATAATTATTTAAAAATTGATTAAATAATATTATATAATTAAATATTATATAATATATAATGGTGCTTATGTATACTATTGCTGTAACAAAAGATAAAACAACTATTTATATGAAAGTACCATATGATTGTTTATCATATAAACAAAAACTGCACAGAGGAATTCTTAAATTAAATATTAAGAAACCTAGCATTAGTGTAAATAGCGATGAATTAAAATATAGCGATTCAAAAAATGATGAGTTAGAAATTGAATAAAAGTTTAATTAAAAATATTTACATTTGTAATTGTGTTAGTAAATCTGTTAATGATTTAGGTTTTGGAAGCAATTTAGTTTTAGTATTTGCCTTATTTTTTTCAGCTCTTAATTTATGTATTAACCAAGTATGTGGACTATTCATTTTTGGGTCAATTTGTAAATTTAATTGAATAACTTGTGAACGGCAATGATTACTACAACACATACAATCAAATCCAAAATATAAAGTACAACATTCTGAAATTATTTTATTACAAAAATCACAAGTAAACACCATACTATTTACAATGTGTAATATTTTTTTATAATATTTTTATAGATATAGTATATTCATAAATATATAAAAAATTACTTTTTAAAGGAGTGAATAATTTACTTGATACTAAAATGAAAATAAAACAAAAAAGTAATAACAATATTAGAAACAAATATAATATTTATAAAAATATTATATATATATTTATATATATATAATAATGAATTTTAATGGTGGAACTATTTCATATAAGGATTCTACTATAAGAAATGAAAAACAAAGAAGTAATATTATGCATGCTTTATTAGAAGAAGCCTTAGCGGATCCTTCAACAAAAATAGATATTTACAAGAAGCAAGAAAAACTAATGACAGTTTTATATAGAATAACAATCAGTGAAGAAATTATGACTAAATATTTTAGTAGCATTGATCAGAAAACGCAACAACCTAGTGTTCCATTAGTTTTATTTGTAAAACATTTGCGTGATAATGATATAACTACTTTTAATAATGAGACTGGAATTCATATGGATATTACACGCAAGATTACAGATCCAATATCTCCAAGTATTCTTCATTATGAAACTATAAAAGAAGATATTACAAAAGAAGATACTACATACACACCATTAGGTACTACATTAATTAATTTATTAAAAAGTAAGGCAGGTATTTACAATACTATACATACACATTTTCAAAAAATACAGGAGGAAGTATTACATCCAGATGATAAGTCAGGTATAATTTCTGAGAGAGTAATTATTATGGAAGTCATAGACGGAACTACTGTTTACGATTCTAAAGATCAGGTTCCTGATACACTTCAATTTGATGTATTTTATTTATTAATAAAATTAGCCAAGGCAGGTTATTCTCATGGAGATCCTCATACTAGAAATATTATGAAGGTTCAATTAGCAGACGGCAGTAATAAACTATATCTTATTGATTATGAACGTGCTACAAGTATAACTAATTTAAAGTTTCAAATATTATCTGACAGCGATTTACAAACAATAGAACTAGAATTTCCTTATATTTTCGAACTATATTATGATACATTAAGAAAACTTATTGAAATGGCAAATATACCATATCAGACCAAGGATGAATTACAAAATGCCATTGACACTGTTATTGTAGAATATATCAATAGATTACTACAAGATAATGATGAGTATATTACAGCAGTATTAGTAATTGCTATGTGTGGGAGCGACATTTATGATTCATTATTATATTGGACGACACAGAAGGTAGTTATGCCAGAAAATGTAGGTGGTGACAAAGTAAGATTTAATGGTTATGATTATTTATTTAGTGGTCTTACTAGAGATCTTATTGATACATATCATACTAGAATACGACAACTAAGTAAGCGTAAACTAGAAGATTTCGGCGACACTTCAAGAAAATTTATTAAAAAAGGCGGTTTGCGAAAATATAAAACTAATCATAATAGTATTCGTTTTAAAAAAAAACATACAAAAAAACATAGAAAAAAACATACAAAAAAACATAGAAAAAAACATACAAAAAAACATAGAAAAAAACATAGAAAAAAACAATTATGAAAGCAAGGTAATTATAATACTTAACTTTTTTAAATACTTAAATATCTAAACTCACAATATTTTTATCGCTTCGCTGTCTGCGTTTAGATTTAGTAGGTATTTTAGCATTTGTTAAATCTCTCAAGTCTTCAATGCTAATGGTGCTAGATTCATTGTTTCTTTTTTCATTAACATCAACTTGTTTGGTTTTTAACCCACTTAGTAATGACGCAATATTTTGACTAGGCGGAGCAATAGAAGGACCTTTCATTTCTGGGCGTGTAATTCGTTGTTCGCTAAAAGGATTGCCTTCACCATTATCCATTTCCATACCGCGCGCCGACATAATGTCTGGACGATTTATGATGTTTTGCATTCTTTGACTGCGTTCAGGTAATTTAGACTCAATGGGTGGTGGCGGTGGACCCGAATTAACATTTGGAGGCATTGATGCTCCAAATCCTGGATTAGCACCGTTATTTCCAAATAGTCCATTCATAAATCCACCTAGTCCAGGTTTAGATTGACCCATTGTATTAACAGCAGCTTGAGTAAATTGTTTCATTAATTCAGGATTTTGACGCATAATATCATCCATTCCAGGCATCGAAGATTTAAATAATGTATTTGACATATGAATCATCATTCCTGAACCACCTAATTGAAACAATAATTTTAATTCGGGAGACATTTTTGCTTTAGATTTATATTTTTCATGTAATTCAGCAAAAATTTCATCATATTCATCAATATTCTCATTTATTTGTTCACCCCAACCATCAAGTTTAATGTCAAAAGGGTCAAATTTATTATTTAAAAATTCTAATCCAGTTATACAAGCCATTAACATTTTTCCTTGAAACTTAACAGCATTAGATTTTTCTTTTTCGGCAATAATGGTCTCATATTCCCCAATCATTTCATTTAAATTGGAATCCATATTATAACGCTTGCTAAGCGAAACCCCTTTTTTCTCTAAGTCTTCTAACTTGCGTAAATATTTGAATTTTTCTTTTAACTCTTCTTCTTTTGTTAATTCGGGTTTTTCTTGTGCTTTATCTAAATTTATTGGTACATTATTAAATTTACCAAATCCATCCCATGTTTTATTTTCATTCATATTTGCTGTTGATTTACCTAAATTAATTGTATCATTTTCATTATTTTTTGTAACTGGTTTAACATTGGAACCATTATTTTTAGTATCACCAAATAAACCTCCAAAAATAGATTTTTTGTTGGCATTGGTTGATTGATTATAATTTATTTCTTTTTTATTATCACTAGAAGTGTTTAACTTTAGTTTGTCATCAAAATGTCTAGAACTACTATTTTCTGTTAAATCATTTAATTCATTTTCTAAAGTAGTAATGTCTTCAATGTCTATTGAAGTCGATGTTTTTTTATCAGTTATATTTTTTCCATTCATTAATAATTCAATACCGCCTCCAAAATTAGAAGATGGTCTTTTTGATATAATTTCTTCTACATCGCCCTCAATGTCTGAATCGTTTATTTTAAATTCTGGAATTTGAAAATTATCAATGTTTAAAGTTTCGGGTTCTATTTCTACAATATCCATTAAAACTATTATGATAAAAATAGAAGTTTAATTTTTAAATACTCCGCAATATATATTATATATTAATTAATTAATTATTAACAAATGACTATTTTATTACATTAAAATTTTCTAAATAATAAATTCCTTGTAAAAAACAATCTGCTAAGTCATCTTTTTTTGAATGCTTAATAAAAAATGCGACTTCACTAGACATATTTTTATGTTCTAATAGTTGTTTTGTATAATAAATACTAAGTTTCTTTCGTTCATTATATGATAATTTTTTTTCTTTTATGTCTTTTAGGTCATTAACATCATTATAATCTTTATAATCAGTTACATATTTACTTTCTTTGCTAGTAAATGGTTTTAATTTATTTGTTGCTGATATAAATTTAATATTATAATTATTACAATCAATAAAATATTGAGATATCATACCTTGAATAGTTTTCATTCTATTAGCAAGTGGACTTATTTGATTTTCTAAAATAATTTGGTCAATACTAGATAAATCAAAATCTTTAAATAGTTCATTTAATTCGTTTTTTATACTAATTCCTATATCTATTAAATTTACATTATTTGCGTTAACAGTTTCAATAACTTCAAAACATGTAGAATTTAAATATTCTTCTAATAATTTAATTAGTGAAGCCTTATTTATAGGTTTTTCTATTTTTATTTGATATTGTTCAATAAGCGCAGAGAGATTAGCAACAGACTGTTTATGTAATGTTTTAATATTACATGTTGGTAAACTATATTCACTTTTTTTTGTATGATTTTTGCAATAGAAAACGTTGTCTTTATGAAATTTGGCTTCTTTTGAGCAACATTTTTCATTACAAGAAATTAATTTGTTACATAAATTTATTACATCCCATTTTATAATTTTAAAATCTTTAAAATCTTTTAAATCATTAGTATTAGCATTAGTATTAGTATTAGCATTAGTATTATTTTTTTTATCTATTACATCACATTCTAAAATCGCATATGCTAAATTTTTAATACCTATATCTATGCTTAATATTTTCATAATTATTATATGTTTATTAATACAAATATTATATATTATTAGTTATATATAATATTTATTTGTCTCTATATATTATAAAAAAGTTTATTTAAAAGCACCCAAACATACTGAATAATTTAATCTATAAACGTAATACATGAGTATAAAGGTTATAAAATATGATGTTGCGAATCCAAGTATCTTATAATTCTTTTGAAATAGAGCTATTATAATTCCTATAAATGTTAAAACAACTGCTCCTAAACTAAAATATCCTAAATAATAAAAAAACATACAATGCTCTTTGCCAAAAGGCGTCATTAAATCATCAAAAAAATTCATATTATATAATATTATAAAATATTAAAATATTATTAATCAGCATTAATTACATATTTTGTAACGTGTTTTTGCGCATCTAATTGTTGCTTAGATAAATATATATTTTTTAAATCACTTGTTTCATAACCATATGGTTGGTCACGTGATAAAATCGAGTTAAAAATATAAGGGGTTTGCTTTGACTCTATAGATTCGTTATTATTTTGATTTGCCCCACATTCAATATAAGAAGTATATTGATTATTTTTAATAATAGTGTCAGCATTTACTTGTAAATATTTTCTATAATCGCTATTATTTTTAATATTTTTATTATTTTGAAAAACACTATCATTAAGAGCCGACGAATAATAATTGCTAAATAATCTAGAATCATCCATTAACGGAGGAAAATTGAAATGAATGTTATTAGAACCACTATAGCAAGTTCCCCAACTCATAAAATTAATATTATATTATCTAATAATATTAATTTTTTACAGATTTTATAATAAAAGTAATACTTAATAAAAAGTAATATTTGTATAGTTATTTTTAAAATAGATCTTTATTTAATTTATTAGGAAGTCCGTGACCAAATATTACCATATATATTAAAACTAAAGCAGCAATAAGAATACTTCTATTTTCAGCAACAATTTGTCTTTGTCCGAGAACATAAATCATAATAACATATAATACTAGTCCAAGCAAAATAGAATGGATTATCATCATTAATCCTCGTTCCATTTTTTAATATAAATAATCAGATATTTTATTATTAGTTTTTGCTAGTTATATTATTAGTTTTGTAATAGTTTTACTAAATCAGATTTTTTCATTTTTTGTGCTGTTTCATTATCTGTTAAACTTTTTGTAACAACTAAAGTTTTTAAATCATCAACTTTCATTTTTGAATAATTTTTTCTTTCACCTGTTTTATCATTTGAATTTTCAATATTTTCTAAATTTATTATTTTGGGGTTGCTATTTGTATCTAAAGTAAATGAATCTAAATTTATAGGTAAATTTTTCAAAAATGTTTCGTCATCAATAGTTGAAATACTCTGGTCATTTAATTTAATATTTTCTAAATCTTCTAAATCTTCTAAATCTTCTAAATCTTCTAACTCTTCTAACTCTTCTTCTAATTTATTATTAGAAATTGATAGGTTGTCTTTTTTTATATTTTCTTCTTCATCATCTTCATCATCTTCATCATCTTCATCATCTTCTTCATCTTCATCATCTTCATCATCATCTACATCTTTGTCTTCTTCATCATCTTGTTCGTCATCTTCATCATCTTCATCATCTTCATCATCTTCATCATCAGATACAGATATTTTTTCTCCTAAATTAATTTTTTTTATTTTATCAAATTCTACATATTCAGTTCTATTAGTTTCAACATTAGTATCATTATTTTTAGTACTATGAAGTGATTTATTTAGTAAACTAAAATGTTGCATTTGAATATTATAATTTATAATAAAGTTTTGTAAAATTTTACCATGCTCAATTACACTTTTTTCTAACAAATTTAGTCTTCTATAGCAATATAACATAATTCCTCCACTTATTAATAAAATTAATCCAAATGTTAATAAAAATCCTGAATCTATAAATTTAAATAAAAATGACATTTATATTATTGTTTAATTATATTATTTTAAGTATTGTTTAACGAATAATAATATTTAATTTTTCATATTTGTAATAATATTTTCTGGATAATTTAAATCTTTAAGCACCTTCAGTGCTCCTTTCACTTTTGAAATACCTTTTTTAATTTTATAAGTATATTCAAAATCTTTAGCATTAATATTTACTTTCATGTAAAAATTAGTATTTTGCTTATTTAATTTTTTACATAACTTAGTATAATGTGTTGTTAAAACGTAATCTATATTATTAAATTTATTTAAATAATTTAAATAACCATAAGCACTATCAATGGCTTCGTCTGGATTAGTTCCGCTGTATAATTCATCAAATACGCAAAAGTGATTTTTAGTAGAATTATTTTCTATTGTTTCTAATATATTTTTACATTGTCTTGCTTCTGCTTGATATAAACTATCACGCCCTCCAGTATCTGGAATATTTATATAACAATGAATATAATCATATATTTTTACCGAGGCACTATTGAAAAATCCACATCCTATTTGTTGAGATAAAATAATGTTAAATAATGTTGATTTTAGCAACGTAGTTTTACCGGAAGCATTTGGACCAGTAATAATTATATTTTTATTTAGCGAATACGAATTTTTAACAATTTTATTTTTACTATTATTATTTCTGCTATTTGTTTTAACTTCTTCGCATATGTCTTTAGTAGAAGTTTCTATAATATTTAAGTTAGCAAAATAAGCATCTTCAAATGATGTAGGTTTAGAATTATTATAAGTACAATAATTCATAACTTTAGTATTTATAAAATTTTGTAATGTTTCTAAATTTTTCAAATAACCATTAAATCCAAATGAAAAATATAAACTATTTATAATATTTTCATTTTTGTTTAAGCAATAAAAACATTTCATTAATTGTCCTAATTCTACTAATTTATTCATACTTAAAGCATATGGTGTAATTTTTTTTAATTCATCTAAATAAGATGTAAAAATGCTTATATTTATATTAATAGTATCATTAAAATGCTTATAATTAACTAAATCTTTAGAATATTTCAAGAAATTTTTGTATTTATTCAAAGAAGTCACAATATAATCTTTTAAATCATATAAAGTTTCATGAATATATTTAATATTTGTAAAATATTTAATACAACTAGTAAAATTTAAATACATTTGAAAAATATAGAATCCAAAACTGAAAAGCAAATAAATTTTATTTGTAAAATTAGTATTGCTAAATGAAGAAAATAATTGTCCTATAATATGATTTGAAAATACATTTTTCAAATGGTCAAAATATAATCCAAATGTTATTTTATGCCCTTGTAATTTTATTATGAAAAAAGGTAGTAAAAGAAATAATACTGGAATAAGCAAAGAAAAAACAGGCGAAGAGAGATTATATATACTTAATGCTTGTAAGCATAAACTATTATTATTTAAATTATTCAACATTGGTATATCAATATATTGATAATTATTTATAAATCCATGATCATATATAACATCTTCACATTTACTATGTATTACATCGTCTTGTAACATAGTTTTGTCTTCACTAAATTCTACTTTTTTAAAAGCATTATAATTCTTTAATAATAATTGAGTTTCTAATAAAAATTCAACATTATTTGTATAATATTTAGACCATTTATTAATAATATTTTTTTCAAATACATTTTTGGGATCAAAAACATGATAATATAAATTATATGCTTCATTATTTTCATCACATACAATTGCTAGACTTTTTTCACATTTATCACTATTTACTGTGTCAATTAAAGGCTGTTTAGTTTTTACTAATTCTAAATCGTTAATAATATTTTTACTTAAAAGTTGAACACTTGAACTATCTAAATATTCAATAGGCAACTTAAAGCTATCTACATATTTTTCTTTAGTATTTATATTTGAGTCTTCATAAAAATTCATAATAGTGCTAATAAAATTCATCGTATTATTAATAATAACAATTACTTTATAAATATTAATATAACGAAAATAATTAAAAAAATATTATTATAATTTATTAATTATAATATTATATGTTAATTTATGATACACAATTTATTAATAATTATTATAAAACTTTGGAGGATGAAAAATTAGAACACTCAATTCAAAGTTTATTAAATACTATATTAATAACAGTAAATAATGATTTATCGTTAAATAATTATGAGCAAGAAATTGATAATAAATTAAAGAAAAAATCAAAGTATAAAAAATACGATAGTTATAATGGTGCTAAAGAGTCAAATTATGTAAATAAATTCAATAAGTTAAATGTATTACAAACAACTAGTGTTAGAAAAGCACCAGTTGATAAAACCAAAATAAATATTGCTAAAAGTAATATTAAATCATTATTAAATAAATTGTCACCATCTAATTATAATAAATTAGAAAAAGAATTGTTAGTTATTTATAGCGAGTTACTAGAGTCAAGTATAGAAGAAAACATAGATGAATTATATTCAATGGACAATTATATAATTGATTATATTTGTTATAACAATTTATCTTATAGTTCAATATATGTTAATGTATTCTTTTCATTAATTAATATTTATAACACTAAAAATTATAAATTAGAAAATATATTTTTATATAATTTATTAAAAGAAAAATATGACGATTTTTCTAATTTTGAAAAATATATTAAGTCTACTAATAGCAAAGATGAGGATGAGTTTACAGTAAATAAAAATAATGATAAATACAAATGCTTCACAATTTTTATAATAAATATTTATAAAAAGTTATTTGCTTATGAATCAGAATCAGAATTAGAATCAAAAAATTTAGAAGCAAATGATTACATGTGTAATTTATTTATTAATACACATATTATTGAAGAATTTATTTTGTTGCTAAATAATTTTTTCATAACTAATTTACAAATTGAAAAAAATAGTGTGTATTGTGAAAATATATTAGAGTTCTTGATAACAATATATAATGAATTATTCAAAGAAATAAGAATCATCAAAAAAATAGATGCTGGTTTAAAAATATATGAAAATATTAATTCGTTATTAGTTAATAAAAATGATTATATTTGTTTTACAAATAAAATAAAATTCAAATTAATGGATATTCAAGATAAATATAAAAAATATATATTAACTTAATTAATTTTTATAACGTTATAACATTATAAAAATTAAATTAGCATAACTTTAATAATATAAGATATGAATTTTATAAATATAATTAATATAATAGTTTAAAAATACATTTATAAAAATAAATAATATATATAATGATTACATCTAATATTGATAGCAAAGTAGAATACGCTATTATAAATAATATAGATAAAGTTGACTTAAATCACGAAGCATATGTATATAATGCGAAAATATATAATAAGCATATAAAATTCGTTTTAGGAACGCCTAGATTTGAATTTTTAAGCAACAATATTATGTATTTTAATATTTATTTAGCAAATAATGGTTCGGTTGTATCAAAAATAGGTATATATGAAACTAATAATACAGATTATGCTTCAGTATTAGATTCTAATGGTGATGTTGATTTAAACAAAATGTCTGAACCAATCATATTTCCTTTTGCTAAACCACTAATTATGAATAATTACGAGTTAATTGACAAATTTGAAACAATGTCTAATGCTAGTGAATTTAATAGTAGTGATGAGAATGATGAGGATGAGGATGAGGATGATGATGATGTTTCTAGTCTCAATGAAAGCATTAGTACTATTGATACAGACAATGATGAAAAACCGCAAAAACTTATAAGTGAGAAATATGACTTAATGGAATTAAATAGTCAAACAAAGGAAGAAAGCGATTATGAAATCAGTAAATATGAAGAAGATATATCTAATAAATGGATTAATAATTATTTAAGAAGCAATAAATATGAGATATTAGACAATGAAGGTGGTGGAGATTGTTTTTTTGCGGTTTTAAGAGATGCTCTAAGAAGTGTAAAAATAGAAACATCAGTCCAATCTATTCGTGCGAAATTAGCAAATGAAGTTGACGAAGAAATATTGAAAACATATAAGGAGTTTTTTGGATTATTTTATAATGGCATAAAATCAACACAAACCCAATTGAAAGAGCATAAAAAGAAACATTTAACATTAAAAAAAATGATAACTGCTAGTGCTGATGGTCCAGATAAAATAAAAATGATTAGCGATGCTAAATCTAATTTTGATAAGATGTCTTCAGTTAGTGAACAAAATAAAGAATTAGATGAATTAATTAAAGAGTTTGAATTTATGAAAGACGTAGAAACAGTAGATGACCTTAAAAAAGTAATTATGGAAGTAGGAGGCAAATATTGGGCAGATAATTGGGCACTAGTTACATTGGAGAGAATATATAAGGTTAAATTTATTGTGTTATCACAAGACCATTTTTTAAATGGGGAAAAAGAACTTGTTTTACAATGCTCTGAAGCAGATAAGAAATTACAAGCACAAGGTATTTTTGAACCATCGTATTACATAATTGTAGACTATATTAAAGGAATTCATTATAAGTTAATAACTTACGATAAAAATACAAAGCGAGGAGCATTAACATTTTCCGAATTACCATATAGAATAAAAGAATTAGTTTTAGAAAAATGTATGGAAAAAGGTGCTGGTTTATATGTTTTAATACCTGATTTTAAAGCATTTGCTAACATGAACGGGGTTCAAACATCAACTATTAGTAAAACTAGTAAATATGATTCGTTAGTGAATACCAAAACCCCTAAATCACAAGATTATGGTGATTCAATTATAATTCAAATATATAGCAAATCAAAGCATGAGAAAGTAGGTGAAGGCAGTGGAGAATTTATTAAACCAGAACTGAAAACATTAAAAAATATTTTAGAGTTAAATAACAAGAAAAAATATCCAGAATGGCGCAAAAAATTAGATAATGATTTCTTAGTTCCTAATTTAGTAATTGATGGAAATAATTGGTCTAGTGTTAAACATTATATTTTGGGTTCTCGATTTAAAGACTTGGTTGACTTATATGGTAAATTTATGAAAAATGGAGAAGTTGGAGCAAATAATGAAGACGCACTAAAATTATATAATTCAAATATTGGTAAAAAATCTGTTAAAACTGTAATAATGAATGATGAAGAATTTAAAAAAATAGAATCGGGTTTATTGGAAAAAGCATTATATGCTAAATTTACGCAAAATGATGAACTAAGAGAAATTTTAGTATTAACAGGTGATGCTTTAATTAATATTTTCAAGCAAACTAAAGGAGCAAGTCCAGCGCTAGAATTAATGAGGGTCCGCAAATTAATAAATAAATAAACGTTATCTTATAATATATAAGATTTATTGATATATAAGATTTATTTTATTGATATATAATATTTTATAATATTATATATTATTAGCATATATGTATTAGTAGTATATTATTTATTTCATTTTATGATACGATGATTTACATTTAGGGTCTTTCAACGCATCTCTGAAATCCATTTTGTTGGATCTAGCAAAATTTTTAACGTGAGTTATCCATTTACTTACTTTTCCTTTGCGCATTTTTTTGCTTTTATTCATTTTTCCTTTGCGCATTTTTTTGCTTTTACGTCTACCACCGACCGAGGGTTCTAC